GAAATCAGTAATGTTAGAAATAGTATTCCTACTAATATAGGTGGAAGAAACTATATACCTAATTCCAACTTTGCAAAAGAGCTTGAGAACTGGGAAATGGCTAGATTGAATAATAGTGGTTTAAACTGGCAAAAAGGACACGCTATCTATCATTTTGGTAGAGGTTTACATATTTGGGGAACACCTAACGGAGAATATAAAGGATTAGGGACTATACCATTTAGTTTAACAGCAAAACAAGGTGAAAAAATAACTGTATCGATGGATTTAGGAAAAGATGCATTAACTGCACATTCTATTTTATTTATAGGTTTGCATTATATCGTTGATAATGATATGGTTTCACAACAATGGCAAACACTAGATCTAGCAACACAAAATTTTGAAGTTAAGAAATATAAACGTATTTCAAAAACATTTACAGTTACCGCTGATATTAATAAATGTAGGTTGATGATTCATACAAAAGCTAATCAACTTATCAATTTCTATATTGATAATATTAAATTGGAAAAGGGTAATGTAGCAACAGACTGGACACCAGCTCCTGAAGATAGTCAACAAAGTATCAATGAGTTAAACTCATGGAAACAAACAACTACTCAAACATTAAATACAGTTAGTAGTACGTTAAACGATACTGTAAGACACTCACAACTACAAATTACAGCAGACTCAATTAACTTTGGCTCAAACAAAGTTTTCAACGGAAGAAACCTTGCTAGTATGTTGTCAGTAAGTCCTGATAGTATTAAGGCAATTACTGATAAATTAGTAATTACACCAACTAATGAGAATTTAGTGTTACCTGAACATAGAGATACTTTCATTTTAGATGTTAGAAATGGCGTTTTAAATAAGATTTACGGAAGTAACACTGATTTAGAAGGAGAATATTACTTTAAACTAGCTATACTTGGTTGGGATACACCAACGCTTTACGCATCAATACGTGTGACATATATAGACGAAACAGAAGAGTGGTTCAATTCAGAATTTCCGACACCGAATACAAGAGATTTTGAAACAAGCACTTCTGTAAAAGTGCAGGTAAAATCAACAAAAAAAATTAAATATATAGAACCTTTAGTTTACCAAAATAAATGGAGCGATTTTTATAGGTTTCATTTAAAAAAATTATTTGTAGGTAAAAAGAAAAGTGCAGAACTTATTGTTGATGGAACTATTGAAGGTAAACATATTAAGTCTTCTACTATTGAAACTGGACACCTTAAAGCTGGTAGTGTAACAGCGAACATAGTTGCAGCAGATGCAATCGAGTCAAAACACATGAAAGTTGATGATGCTATGATAGAGAAATTAGTTGCTAATAAAGCGTTTGTTACAAAACTATGGGCGAAAGAAGCATTTATAAATAATTTAGAAAGTGTAAAAATTAAAAGTACTCAAATTGATACTGAAAGTTTACGAGGAAAAACTATAACAGGTGCTACTATTAATGGTGGAGAAATTACAGGAGAAGTTAAAATTAAATTAGGGGCATACGGTTTCATGCAACCAACAAGCGAAGGTGGTTTGCAAATCAATTCACCTAGACGTTTTAATAGTAAAGACGGTATAGGAGTGCAAATAATAGGAGCAACCGAAAGAGGAGATGATATACCGTACGGACTATTTGTTTATCAGGATAGAGATTTTACAGTAGGAGATAGAGCAGTAGATACAGACTCTTATATAGTGACTGTTCAAGGTTTCATAAGGACAAAAGGAATTAATAATTTAAGGTTTGTAAATTATCGAGATGCTAGTACTTCTATAGGACTATGGAATAAAGATGTTTCGTTGTTATTTGATAATACAGATAATGATATATATTATTCATGGAAATCAAAATATAGCTTATGGAATATAATCAAGCAACATTACAACACTACTTCCGATGTTAGATTAAAAAAAGATATAAAAAAATGTGATTATAAAGCACTAGATTTAATAGATGATTTTAATTTCAAGAGTTTCAACTGGGAATATCATGAAGAGTTCGGACAAAAACCATATACTGAAATAGGTTTAATTGCACAAGATGTAGAGAAAATAAATAAAAACTTTGTAGCTATGGCAGGAGAGTATAAAACGTTAAATCAATTTAACTTGCTTACATATTCTCTAAAAGCTATTCAAGAGCTATCTACACAAAATAAAGAACTACAAAACAGAATTTCAAAATTAGAAGGAGAAATAAATGGATAAAAATAAATTACAACCCATTCACTATATTATGCAGGAGTTAACTGAAAAAACACTAGAGCTAGCTAATTACAAAGTGGCTTATGAAGAAATGTATAACGAGAATGTAGAATTAAGAAGACTAGAGGAACTAATAAACACTAATACTGACTTGAAAGAGTTAGTAGAAGAAATTAAAAACAAACAGGAGGTAATCTAATATGGCATTAGAATTAATTACAAGAACAGCTTATCCCGAAGCTGGTGGTTATAGAAGTGTATCTGTAACTTTCTCTATGAGTAAAGGAACAGCATACGTTAACGGAGGAATTGATTTACCAGGTAAATTTGCTACAGCAAGTGAAGCAGAAGTGCTAGAGGAAATCAGAAAACAAATTGCACAACAGTTATATACTGGAGAAGCTACACCTGCATTAGTAACTGAATATGCTAACTTAAACAAACAATTAGGTATTCTTGCTAATAACAAACAAGATACAGTTGAACGTGAAAGAGCGTTAAATAAACTAGTATCTAAAATCAACAAAGGTAATGATAAAGTACTTATGACATTACTTTTAAATGTATTAGACCCTAAAACAATTAATACTAACAAAGAAGTAATTATTAATGCTTTTGATAACTATGAAGTAAATGTAGATTATTCAGTAGGAGATAAATTCAAATATGAGAATAAACTATATGAAGTAATTGTAGAACATACAAGTGTAGCAGAGTGGTTGCCAAGTGCAGAACCTACTAAATATAAGGAAATCTCTTTTGAACGTGCCGACAGCGAAAATAAAGAGCAATTAGAGGATGATGCAAATAGATATATCACAAAATCACAATTAGATGAAGCTTTGGTTAAAACAGTTCAAGTCGTTATTGAACAATTATCACAAGATGATGAAGGAGGAGAAACAGATGAACATCACGGAGAAAGTAATAACAATGTATCACACGTTGAAGGGGGTAGTGAAAGTGCGAATTAATTTTAAAAACAAAGTATATAAAACAAATGATTTTTTAGTAGAAATGTATGTAGGACTATTAGTTACAGGTAAAAAGACTATTGAACAAGTACCTAACTATGGTAATTTACGTGCAGTAGTGCAGGGAGAAGTTGATAGAATTAACCGAGAGTGGGAAGAAAGAGAAAAATTAAGAGAAGAAAGAGAACAGGCTATAAAAGAAGAATTAGAAAGAATACAAAAAGAAAGAGAAGGACATGCTGAATAGCATGTTCTTTTTTATGAGGTAGTCAATGGAAAGCTATATATGGCAATTTATATTGCAACTTTTTACAGTTGCTATCATACCGTTAGTTAAGATATGGTTCGACAATAGCAATAAACAAATGGCAAAACAGTTTGAACAGCTAAATAAGGAAGTAAAGAGCACACAGGATAAAGTAGATGAAGTTACACAAATTGGACTACAAAATAGAGCATCCAACAAAAGCATTATTTCATATCGACTTCACGAGAGTTTTGGAGAAGCAATAAAGCGAGGATATACAACTGTTGAAGACTATGAAGAATTAAGTGCTTTATATGCTAGTTATAAAGATATAGGTGGAAATGGAAAAATAGAAGCATTATATAAACGTTTTAGAAATCTACCTATAAATAAACAGGAGGAATAATGATGAAGAAAGTAGTAAGAACAAGTTTAAATAATGTAGCAAATAAACGAGGTGTAAGAGATTTAAATATACAACTCTATTCTCACGATAAAAACAATGCAGGTTTTGAATTTGTAATTAAGAATGAAGTTGATTTATCGGAGTATAAAGCAAAAGTATTATTTGATTTTCAAGAAAGTTTTGCAACATGGGAAACAAAAGGAATTGTAGAAGGCAATATAGTAAAAGTAAAATTTGATACTACATTTATTACAAAATGCGAAGAAGTAATTGGTTATCTATTTTTAGATAGCGAAACGGACACGCTAGATGTATTCAAATTTAAGTTCAATGTTGTGTTGTCTGAAATTGATAAATACGATATGGCAAAACGTGGTTTTAGATATATTAAAGACCAAGAGGTGGTAGATGTAATTACACGTTCTGAATTACAAGAAGAACTAGCAAAATTGCAAGTAAACGCTGGTGTAGATTTAAATAACTATTTAACAACTAGTGTAGCAAGCGAAACTTATGCTAAAAAGACTGATTTACCTGCACCATATAATGATAGTGCATTAGTAGAGCGTGTAACTAATCTTGAGAACAAGACACCTGTAGATTTATCTAATTATGCTTTAAAAACAGAAATACCACAACCATATAACGATAGTGAATTAGTCCAAAAAATTGGACAATTAGAAGCTAGAGTTGATAAAGATACAGTATATGATGATACACCGTTAAAACAACGTGTAGAAGCATTAGAAACTAAAGTAGATAAAGATACTATCTATAATGATGAAGAAGTTAAACAAAGACTTACAGTATTAGAAAATAAACCTGCAGTAGATACTTCTCACTTCATTACTGATGAAACTCTTGATAGTAAAAATTATCTTACAACTACAGTTGCTGAAGAAACTTATGCTAAAAAGTCAGAGATACCACAAGCGTATAACGATAGTGCATTAGTAGAACGTGTTACAACGTTGGAGAATAGACCAACAACTGGTGGTAGTGTTGATACTACTAATTTTGTAACTAAAGAGGAGTTAGCAGATGCTACACCTGCTACTTTATATGAAATATATAGAACAGACACGCTTAAGGAAACATTAGATGAACACGTTTCTTTTATAAATCCTAGAAACGTTGCTAGAGACGCAGGAAAGATTTATCTAAATCCATCGAGTCTTGTTCCTAAAGTGTTTAAAGGAGATATTGGTAATGAAAAAACAGTTGACTTAGATGTTGTTATGTATTCAGTAGCAAATTCATTGCCTGATGGATACACATTGTCTGATGTTGAAAATGATATTAATAACAAAGTACTATTCTTATCAAATAAAAACTTTTCAGAAGTTGTACCAAAAGAGGAGTTAAAATCTATTGTAAGAGAAGTGGTTGGAACAGGTAGTACTATTGACACATCCCACTTCATTACAGAAGAAATTCTTGAAAGTAAAGCTTTCTTAACTACACACCAAGATATAAGCAATCTTGCTACTAGAGAAGAATTAGATAAAAGAGTTACTAGAGAAGAGTTAGAAGAAAAACATTATGTTACTAACGAACAAATTTCTTCTACTTACGCAACAAAATCAGAAATACCACAACCATATAGTGATACTGAATTAGTTAAACGTATAACTGTATTAGAGAATAGACAAGATAATGATACTGTATATGATGATGCAGAACTGAAAAGACGTGTAACAGCATTAGAAGAGAAACCTAATGTTGACACATCTAATTTTGTTACTACATCAATTTTAGAAAGTAAAGGTTTTTTAACTCAACATCAAGATTTATCAGAATATGCTAAAAAGTCAGAATTATACAATGACACCCCTTTAAGAACGCTTGTTGATAACCTAGAACACGACGTATTGAATGGAGATAGTAAGGTTAAACTTCTTGAAAATAGAGTATGGGAGCTTGAAAATAAACTTAGAGAGCACGATGGTATAGACTTAGTTTATGCGACAAAAAATGAATTAACAAATAAAGAAAATGAGTTTAATTTTAAGTTTGTTTTGAAAGACGACTTAAGAAGACTTGTATCAGAAATTGTAACTGAATTAAAATCAGAGAATAATTAAGGAGGAGAAACGAATGGAACAATTACAACCTATTTTAATTACAGCGATAGTATTTGCTCTTAACTTACTAGGTAAGTTTTTAAAAGAGTGGAAAGTATTTCCTACTGAATTAATACCACAAGCATTAGGGGTATTAGGTGCTTTAGTAGGAATTGTATTGTTTAAAGATGCTAATGCAGTTTTATTAGGTTTGGGAGCAGTTGGTGTGCACCAAGTCTATAAACAATCAAAAAATGAAGAAGTAACAGAACCAAAAAAAGAAATTGAAAATGGAAAAAATGGTTAAATTTCCATTTTGAACTAATATTTTCTTTTGAAAATGGAAAAAACAGCTAAAATTTCCATTTTGAAATTTAATAAACGGAGGATAAAATAAATGGTAAGAACAAGTGAAATTATAAACGAGGTAGAAAGAATAGCAAACTTAGGTATCGGAGTAGACCAAGATGGAGCTTACGGAACACAATGTGTTGATGAACCGAACTATATATCAGTACGGTTTTTCGGAAAAGCACTTTGGGGTAATGCTATTGATTTACTAAATAGTGCAGCTGCATTAGGATATAAAGTTGAGTATAATGAAGCAGGAAACTTAGATAGTAAACCTAGAGCAGGAGCAGTATTTGTAATGGACACTACATATATCTATGGACATCCGTTCGGACACACTGGAGTAGTAATAGAAGATAGTGATGGTTACACTATGAAAACTGTTGAACAGAATGTAGACGGAAATGCAGATAGCTTATATGTAGGTGGTCCAGCACGTTATATGGAACGTGATTTTAATGGAATTGTAGGTTGGTTCTACTTCCCAACAGACGATACAGCAGCAGGAGAAGTTGTATTAAATACTGATTTACAGTCTTTACCAACAGTACGTGTATATACTGTAGGAGTAGACAAACTTAATATCAGAAATGCACCGTCTCTAAATTCAGAAGTAGTAGGAGTTTACGAAAACGGAGAAGAGTTTAACTATATGGAATTTTGTTATGCAGAAGGATATGAATGGTTATCTTACATCTCTAACAGTGGAGAAAGACGTTACGTAGCTTCTATGAACCTAGAAACTGGAGATACTCACGGAACGTGGAGAGAAAAATAACTTTACAATAAAATAAGATTATGATATAATCTAATTTAGAAACATGTAAAAGAAATTTATCTCATAAATATATTTCTTTTGTTACCCTCTATCAATTTTGGTAGGGGGTATTTTTTTATGCATAAAAATGTGTTAAAATATATAAGAGGTGGAATTATGACTAGATATTATTTAAACCATTATGAAAATGAAAGAATGACAAAATTTTTATTAAGGAACGGAGATATTGAAGAAGATACAAGAGGTATATACGTTGTTGATACAGAAGATTATCAAGACTTTCAAGAGCAGTTTGATAGTTTAGAGTATTTTAAATCTGTACAAAAATTTGTACAGGTATTTGAGTTAGAACGTATGTTATCTAAAGGGAACTTTGTTTACTATGCACGAGTAATAGAAGATGATAACAAGAATGTATTTACTTTAATATACGAAAGTCAGGACGGTTCTGATAATGTTACAATAGAGGATGTAGTAGAAATACAAAATGGAGATATTTTTCTGCCATAACATTGACTTATTAGAAACTGAAATGATATAATATAATTGTTCTTTAAAGATATTCATTAAATCTTAAATTCTTATATTCAAAACAATTTGAAATGTTATAAAAAAAGACGTTAGCACACTTCCTATCACCCACCACGTGATGCTAACGTTCTTTTTTTATATTTAAAAATAAACACCACTCCTACATATGCATTGAGATGATAGCCGTGTTAATGATAGTTAGTATTATTGTGATAATCCTATCAAGAATCTCTGTAAATACTTATGAAAAATATCAGGAGAGATTAGCTGTCAATGAGCTAGTGTCAGAAATTTATACTATTCAAACTAAGAGTTTAGGTAAGGATAGATCTTATATCTGCTTCTTTTCAAGTGATGATGAGTATGCAGTTTTATATGATGGTCAGAAGTATTGGAAGAAAATACGTAAAAATGGTAAAGCAAAACTTGGAGCAGCTTCTGTAAAATTTGAATATTGGAGAGGAAATCTAATATCTAAAGCGAATACTGTCGATGTAAAATTTGATAATAGTTTATATCGAATAATAGTTCATTTAGATACAGGGTATGTGACACTAGATGAAATACAATAAAAAAGCTTTTACTTTTGTGGAATTGATAGGGTCACTATTTATCTGCTCTCTATTATTCGCATTTTTAATTCCAAATATGGTAAGGCAATATTCTAATCTTTATAAAATTGAAAAAGAATTAGAGATGAGAGAGATATTGTATGAAGAAATTTGTAGTCATTATAAGGACAAAAGTTTCACTACAAAGAGAAAGAATTATTACATAAGTGTTAGTGGAAATTCAGCGAAAATTGAGGATGAAGAAACGGGTGAGAAAATCAGTTATAGCTAAATCTAAAAAAGGATTTACGTTGCTAGAATTGACAGTATCTCTATTCCTATTAGTAATCCTAACACTACTACTTATGTTAATATTGCAGACTACAATAAACACCTCTAAAAGATTTTTAGATTATTCAAATTATGAATATGCTTTAGCTCATA